TCACGAGGTGTAATACAATCAATGACTTGTTTAATTTCACCTTGATATGATGGTCTTGGTGCGATCTGTGGTCTTATAATCGCCCCATAACCAGTAAGTGTTTCAATATCTAATTTTGGTTGACCCTTTACAGGTAAAACATTAGATCTTTGAGGGTTAGGAGGAATGATATTTAATAATCTACCTTTATCATCTAAAATTTTTGTATATTCATTACCAACATTATCCGTAATAATATCATCCTCTTTATACGCTTGACCTGGATTTATTACGACAACGTGATCAATTACATAAACATTATCATCATCATTTTCTTCAATTATAGGATAATTTTCACCAGGTGTAACGATGTAAATATCAGTAACTTGTTGATAAGTTGGTGAGGCAGGATCATAATCAATCACTGCTCTCGCATTTGCACCATATCCTTGATTACAATTATCAGTTATTTCAACTTCTGGTGGTTCTGTATAGCCATCACCTAAATTGTTTAACTTAACTCCTATGAGACTACCAGTTCTTTGTGTACCTATACCCACAGCGTCACCTATGATTGCTTGTGCTTCAACACCTTCTCCATCACCACCAAATACTTTAACTTGTACTCCTTTACAATCTGTTGGAGGAGCAGCAGAACATTCACCACCATAACTAGGTGAACTTACATCTGGATTCATAAAATCAAATACACCAAGTTGACCCAATATACCACCAGGTGCACCAGATGCCTCTTGTAATGCTTGTGCTGCATTTGCAATACTCATTATCGCTTCACCACTGACACCAGGCATATTCATTGGACCTTTACCTAAACACCATATTGAAGTTGGATTATCACTCGTCTGAGGTTTTACACAATCAATCGCCTGTTGAACACCTAAAAGACCACTTGCCTTTCCCCTTAGATCACTTACTAAATCAAACCCACCTAATATTTTACTTACTCCACCCAACTCAGGTGCTAAACTCTCTCCTATTCCATTTACTATTTTATTAAAAATCGCTCCAGTAAATTGATTTGCCATACAATCGGTTGGATTATCTACATTGTCTGTAAAAGTAGATAGCATAGAGGTAATATCTGGCAGTAGTGATCCACCAACAGTCTCACTCAGACAGGATATTTTTGATGCTAATGCATCAACATTTGGTATCATTGCAGTTATCGCAGCAGAACCCGCAACTTTTGAAATGGCAGTATTTTTTGTAGCTAATAAAGTTTTTGTATAAACATCATTATATAATCCATTTAACCCACCATTTAAAACACTTGACATTGTACCAAATACACCACTTGTCATACCTCTAGTAAATTTTGTTGAGATATTATTTAAATGTTTTGCTCCATTCATCACGGCAGATAATCTACCTTTTGGATCAGCATTTTTTACTTCATTCGATATATTTTTAACTGTTGCATTCATCACAGATTGCGTATCAGCACCAGCATGTGATACACACTGTCCCATCACATCTGAGGTTTGGCGATATTTTTCTCCCGTTTGATTTTCTAAATTTTCCTGTATATTTTTATTAGCATCAATAACTTTGGTTGTAGTAGTTTTTGTACCATCATTAGACTCATTATTTTTCTTTCCATTTACATCTTGTTTTTGAGTTATTCTTTTTTCTTCAGGTTTGTTATCCTTATCGTATCCAGAGAATGGTTGGAATGGATAATCACCTTTCCCATCAACAGCATATGATGAATTTCCAATTACACCAAATATTACAGGTTGCTGTGCATCATCACCATCTAGAAAGAATCCAATAACTACATCACCTGCATTAATTCGTATGGGTTGCTTATATCCTGCTTTACCAGATCCTGCTGTTGGTGGAAGAATAACTGTTGCCCAAGGTAAATCTTCATCTTTTAATTCAACTGTATTCTGTGGGTGATAACCCATAATACGAACTTTAACACGATTACCCCAAGCCTGTGGTGTTCTATTCCATTGAAATATTGATGTCTTTCTAGGTGGAATTTGACCTATCCACCAGCGAAAACCATCTCTTCCTAAAAAACCACTATTTAAAATATTATTTTCAATCATTTTACCCTCGGTCCAAAAGTATCTTTTATTAATCTTAACTTTGTATATGATCCTTCACTTTCATAAAAATGAGTTAATTCTTTTATCATATATAGACCGCTTTGTTTTGTGTCAATAGTCTTATTCGTATCTTCCGTAATCTTAACAAATACACAATCAATTAAGGCACCAGCGACCAAATTAGTATTTAATGGGATTGTCATCGTTGAATTATTTGTAAATATAGTGTTATATCTCATCATTGCTTGAGATTTATATTCCATTGGGTCAGCGTTTTTCTTTCGTGAATTTTTTCCTGCTTTTTCTGTGACTCCAATATCTATAGTTCCAGTCATAAATCTACTTGGAATATCACCTAATGTTTTACCACTTTTATCCACTGGTGGTAGATCAATTTTAAAATCCTCTCCTAAATTTTCCATTTTTTTAGCATAGTCACTCACTCTAAACATTCCCTGCTCAGTGGTTGTAAATTTAAAAGTTAATGGGTTAAAATACATTCGATATGTACAGTATGCACCTCTTTCCAAATTACCAATTAAATTTTGATTCCTAGCTACACTATATGATAAAATTTTAAAATCTGCTGCTGGATCTTCAGTATCAACAATACCTGGTTGATAAGTATATTTCTGAGGATAAGGATCTTCTTTAACTAATGTATCAACAGATTTAAAATTATACCCAGATTGAGTTTCATAGAAAAAATATCCTGCACTTGCACTTTGACCAGAAGAATTACCAGGTACTGATTTAGTTGCTAACCAAGTTAATATTGTAAATGGTTTTTTCATATTACCTAAAAACCCATATAAATTCATAGTTTCATCAATATTTAATGTTTTCTTACTAAGTAAATATTTTTCTATAATTTCTTTGACACTGTTTGATATAGGTTCAGTTGATGGAAATTTTTTCCCGACCCTTGATGTTTCGTTCGTTATTGCCTCTCTTGAAACTAAATTCAGTGTAAATGATTCACTTTCAGCAGCAATCTTAACATCTCCTATTGCAGATACATACAGTTCATTTTCTTTCTCCTCTGAGAACTCAAGTGTACGATTATTGCTGGAATTGGCAGGTATTTTTATAGAGACTCTCTCACCACCTCTTAATGGTAATCCATTATACATTGATACACTATCTCCATCTTCATCACTCATTACATTACCAGTGCTTGCGATCAAAACAGTTGCTGTCACCATAGGTGAAAAAACGTCTTCAAAATAACAAAAGTTTATGACACCATTTCTTACATCAACCGATCTTTCGCCATCAGCTGATTTAATTGTAAATATTTCAAAAACGCTAGGATCTTTTGCTGCCATTAGGTATATTTAAGTGTACTACCACTTTGAAGTTTTAACAAAGTGGATATATCAGATTGTCTATTTTGAACAACTGTATTACCACTATTTACCATAGGTTGCACTCTACCTCCACCACCCATAGGAACTGGTTTTTCAATAACAACTGTTCTTGTTTTAGATTTTTTAACACCTTTTAAATTTTTTACTTGTCTTTTACTTGGTTTAATATTTTCTGCAACATCTTTTTTATCCTTTTTACTCTTTTTATTTTTTTCTTCTAATGATTTTTTATCCATTTTAATTTCATTCTCTATTTGAAAGGTATCCTCACCACCACCTGAAACACCTGTGGCACCCGATGCCTTAGATGATGTATCATCCCCAGAATTTAAAAAATCAAAAACTTTTTGTTCATCCTCATTCATTTCATCATTCTCAGTTTCTAATGTTTCATCATCTGGAACATTTTGCTGACCTTTTATTAATTCATCAGTCTCTTGATTGTTTGCAATAACTCCATCTTCTGTTGGAATGAAAGTTTCTGTTCTTTCATCTGGTTCCCCAGTGTTGGGATTTAATCCAATAAGATATGGTTCTCCTTTAACAACATCTCCACCCATATCTCGATCTGGTATTAAAGTCATATCATCAAAGGTCAGTTCCTCTTTATCTTTTTTTCCAATCCCAAATAAATTTTTAATTCCTTTAAAGAAACCACCTTGCTCTTTATTATCATTATTATTATCATTACCACCACCTGTATCATCAGAATCTACAGAAAATCCAGTATCAACTGCGTCACTTATATCTTTATCACCCACGAGATCATTTATACCATCTACAAATTGTTTTTGTAATGATTGAAATAAATTTGAACCTTGCTGAAATTTTTCACTTATTTGTTTTGATTGATCAGAGAAATCAACTCTAGAAAAAACCAATAATAAATTACCGATACTAGTCGCTATCCCAGTCAAAAATCCTGTGATTGTTTTTATAAATCCTGACATTATTTCAACAACTTTTTTAATCATTCCAAATAATTTTTGAAATGCAGCAATAAATTTAGGCAAGTTTTGTAATGCCCAACCAATAAGAAGGACACCAAGAAAATCAAGTATTCTACCAAAAAATCCTCTTGTGCTTTGTGCAAAAAGATTTCCTTGTTTTTTTGTAACTCCTGTCACTGAGGTTGATTCTAATTCATCCTCTCTCTGTTTTCTTAATACATTTTCTCTTCTTTTAGCAAAAAACTCATTATCTTTCTTTATTAAATTTCTTTTAAAAAGGTTTGTTTTTCTTCTTTCTTCTAAAATATCTGTAGCATTTTTTCTTATAGTAATTAATCCCTCTCTCAAACCTGATATAGATTTCTGTATTCTACCTATACTAGTGGAGGTTTTTCTTAAAGAATTTCTTTGTCCTGATATCGACATTATGCTACTCCCATCAGCATTACGGAGTGTATGGTATGAGGATTACCAAGATTAAATGGAATACTTGGCAAAGCAGCTGATTGTTTAGCCTGCCCAACAATATTATTATCACCAGATGCAACTTGTGAATCATCACTCGCTGGAATTACTGAAACACTATTATTATCTGCCTCTCTTAAATCCATTTCACTTTTTTTAACAGGTTCAATAAAATCTAAATTTTTTCTTTCTTCATCATTTAACTCTGATATGGGAACTAGTGTCATATCGTCAAAGGTGAGTTGTGTTTTTTCATCTTTTGTATTCTTTCCAATTCCAAGAAAATTTTTAACACCTTTATAAAACTTTTTCATAAAATCACCACCTACAAATCCACCAATCATACCACCAATTAGAGCACCTGCTTTGATACCAATAGGAGCACCAACACCAGCTGTAGGAACTCCTAAAACTAAACCCATTATCCCTGCTCCTATTGCACTTCCAATTGCAGTACCAGCACTGAATCCAGCAGCACCCGCTACCGCATTATCGACACTTTCACCACTCAATAAGTCTATTATAAAACTAAAAACACCACCACCAAATTTACTAAAAAGTCCTTTTCCTCCACCAAGTAATTTACCAAAAATATTTTTAGATGCAGTTTTAGTACTTGTTTTTCCACCCTCCTTTATAAATGTTGATTTTGCAGCACCAATAAAATTCTTAACAGGTTTACTTTGTGAAAATGATTTAAATCTATTTGAAAAGAATTTTTTTACTGGATTTTTTGTTGCCTCTATCTTTGGTGTTTTTTGTCCTTCTATCTTTATTTTTTCAGGAATTGTATCACTAAATTTTTTTGGAATATCCCTTCCCGTACTACCCTTTCCTGAACCAATATCATCTGCCAGTTTAGTTAAAGCATTATCAATTGACGTTGAAACACCTCCTGCTACCACTGCACCACCAGCCCCTACAGTCGCTGCTCCTGCGGTAGTAGAGAAAAAACCTACACCTTTTGCTAATCCTGCTCTAACTGCAACGTTTTTTAATAATAATCTAAATCCCGCAAGTGTAGTTCTTATAACACCACCAAAAACAACTCTTGATACAGATCCAATAAAATTTGTTAAGGAAGTAAATAATATTTTAAGACCTACATTAAATGTGGTAATCGTTGCACCTATCGCAACTAAACCAATAGCAAATTTTCTCTTTAGTTTGTTTATTTGTTCAGTATTTCCAGTAACTAATGCATTAATTAAATCAATTCCTACATTTGTTAACCATCCACCTGCTAAAAACAAGAAGAATTTTTGGAAACTGAATAATACTCCCTGTGCTTTTGCAGCAACTCTTTTTAATGGACTTTGAAGTGCAAATTGTATTTTTTTCTCTAATTCACTCTCTTTACCCTCTCTTAATCCTTGCTCTGCTAATATTCTCTCCCTATTTTGTTTTGCTTGTTCCCTTTGATTCTCTAATTGCTGACTTAATGCTAAACTTTCTCTCACACCCGCTAATGACGAACTTATACCCGTCATTGTAGTTGATATTAATTCTAATTGTCTAGAAACATTTCTTAGTTGTAATGACTGTGTTGTTAATAGATTTGTTGTAATCGGATCTGGTTTTTGAGGTTGATTTTGTCTTCTGGACACAAACATATTAGAAGAAATATTTCTCCTAACAGCTCTTATACCGCCTGATATTGGTGATACTAGTCCTTTTTCCTCATCCATTACTTTCTTGTTGTGCTTTTAAGTTTTCCTCTTCAACGTGTTGTTGGAGAAGTGAAATGTAAATTTCTCTCTCCCAAGGTATCATATTTTCAAGCTCTGTTAAGCTATATTTATGATGTTGCATCAAAGCGAAGTTTAATTTATAGTATGACACTAAATCTTCATGTGCCATACTTATCCGAAAAAATTCTGTAAACCCTCTAAAACAATTTCACTTTCAACTTTGGTATTAGGATTTTTAACTTTTACTTTATGTGAAAGTTTTGGCATAGTATCAAAAAAAGTTTCAATTTTTTTAAATTGTGCTGAATTCATTTGTTCAATAAATTCAATTAACTCTTTTTTTGTACAGTCTTCTTGTGTCCAAGATTCCTCCTCAGAGTAGACTTGATCAACACAAGATGCTATCAATTCAAAAGTATCATCAACTCTAATATTTTCAGCAGCAAAATTTTGATTTATAAATTCATCTAACGATGGATATCTCATTCTTAAGGTATATGTTTCATCTAATTTAATGTCTTTAACATGTTTTTTAGATTTGATCACCTTGATACTATCAATATTGATAGACATAGGCACCTGTGTTTTTCCATCATCAGGACAAGTAATCATCACTTCAATCTGTTCTCCAACAGATTTACCTCTAACATGAAGAAAAAGATATTCAATATCAAAAGTGGAAAGTTTCTCAACTTTTGTACCTTTTGTTAGAATACAAGTTGCTAAAATATTTTTAATCGCATTTGCTATTTGAGTTTGATCCTCAGATTCTAATGCTATGATTAGAATTTTTTCTTCTTTTACAAGAAATGGTCTATATTTAATTTTTCTACCAGATGAAGGTAGAACCAACTCGTAAGTTGGAGTTGAAATCGTTGGTAAAGGCATAATATGCTAAACACTTCAGTGTCATTATTTATAGGGGTTATCGTGTACCTTCTCCAATGACTAATCCATTTGAAGTAGTAGACACCGCATTAGTTTGAGCATTAAGATTACTTGCACCATTTACATAAGGTAGTGGGTTGCCAAATATATCACTATCTAACGTATCTGGAGTGACACCTATTCCATCTCTTACAGGATTTCCTCTTCCAAATATTTCGTTAAATGCATTGCGTAAATCTCTTGCAAGTGAACCCGATTCACCACATATATACCTATCAAAACTAAAAGATGCTGATGCCTTTAATATCTGTGAACCTTGATAGGATACTCTTACTGAATTAAGTGATAAAGGAAATAAACCAATAAATCTATACTCTAAAAATTGTTTATAATTTCTCTCAAATTTAACTATCCTTGTTTCATTTGATTTATATGCTTGTGGATAATGTAATTGAAAATAATGATTGTTTGTTGAAGAATCTGATCCAGAAGCACCTGTTATATATTCCATCCAATGTTCTAAAAACTTCATTGATTTATACTCATTGTCAACATAAAATTCTAGGTTTATTTGAGTGAAATTTCTTGTGTGTGCGAATCTCTCTATTACACCCTGATAATCTCCACGAGTATCAACTGATGCTAATGCACTACCTGGTAAAACTGCGTTATTGCATAGTAAACCTGCATCTTCAACAATAAAACGATCATCTACACCTTTCCTTCTTAAAAAACCTCTAAGATCAGAGTTAGGTAAAGCAAATCTTACAAAATAATGAGAAGTTTGTGCAACATTCTGCATTCTTGGCAATATATCTGATATTCCTCTTGGTCTTGGTGCTGGCACTCTAAATAAAATTACATAACATATGTATTTAGATGTCTTACAAGGGAAAATACTATCCCTCATTTCCAAGAAAATATAAAGGTGATCCAACAAACATCATCTATAGATCATTATGGGAAAGAAAGTTTATGGTTTACTGTGATAAAAATGACAATATATTAGAGTGGGCAAGTGAAGAAATCGCAATACCATATCGTTCGCCTGTCGATAATCGTGTGCATCGTTACTTTCCTGATTTTTATATGAAAGTAAAAGAGAGAAACGGTAAAGTTAAAAGATATGTAATTGAAGTTAAACCAGCGAAACAAACAAAACCACCCGTAAAACCAAAAAGACAAACTAAAGGATATATTCGTGAAGCATATGAATATGCAAAAAACCAAGCAAAATGGAAGATGGC